CGAGGCGGGGCGGCGGCGCGCGCCGCGACGTCGAGCAGGCTTGTGCGGGTCGGGCCGATCAGGCCGCGACCTGGCGAATCGAGTTCACCAGCTGGTGCTGGTGGGGCGTGACGATGCACGGGAACGTGGTCTCGATGCGGTGGCTCGACGCGTTCCACCTCGCGGCGGGCAGGTTCGTCGAGACGGCCGTCAGCCACCCGCGGCGCTCGATCTCGCGAGCGAGGTCCACGGCGAGCGCGCCGAAGATCTGCGGAGTGCCGACGCCAGCGATGCTCGGGAGCCCGTCGGGCAGGTCGGGACCCGCGCCGGGGTTCTGCTCGATGAACGAGGCCCCGATGACGGCGAGCTCCTCGCGGACGCGCTGCGGCACGCTCACATCCTTGGTGTCGAGGCAGCGGTAGTCCGGGTCCGAGCCGTTGAGGCTGTGCGAGCAGATCGACCGCACGATCCGCAGGTCGCCGCCCATCGTGGTGACGGGCGTGACGCCGGCGTTGAGGAGCGCCTTCTCCTCGCTGTGGAGCAGGATGTCGGCCGAGAGCTGGGGCACGTTCGTCCACAGCACGGCCGCCGCGTCGTTGAACTTGCCGTCGTAGCGGGTCCAGGGGTTCTGGCTCTCCGCCACGCAGCGGATGCCGGCGACGCGCGCCGCGATCTGCGCCGGGTGCTTCCGGCTGTACCGGCAGTACACGAGCTGGCAGAGGTAGGCGTTCAGCGTGGACTGGGCGAGCGTCGTGGCCGCCGCCGTCGTGCCGTTGTGCCCGAAGACCACCTGCTCGAGGTGCTCGATCAGCGGGTCCGCCTCGGCGTCCACGTGCGCTTCCCAGCGCGCCGCGTTCGTCGCGTCGTTCTGGGCCGCAGCGATCCGGAAGTACTCGCGGCTCTTCAGGAGCGCGATCACATTGGAGGCGTCGTCGGAGCCGGAGCCGCCCGAGAACGGCACGAGGCCCGAGCTCGTCGGGGTTCCGCCCGAGAGCGCGCAGCCCGAGGTGGCGGCCGCCAGCGAGAGGTCCGCGCGCACGTACCAGTTGTTCGCGCGCACGCCCTTGCTCTTGGTCGTGAGGGTCACCACGAACCCGGGGCCCGCGCCCTTCGCGGCCGTGCAGAAGAGGCGCGACTTGGCATTGACGGCCGCGACGAGCGCGTCCGCGCCCGCCTCGAGCCCGCCGGCGGCGAGCACGAACGACACGGTCTCGTCGCCGATGTCGAGCGAGATCTGACCGGTGCCCGAGCTCGGGGCCGTCAGGGTGACGGTGAGCGTGCCAGCGGCGGCGCCCTGGGCCTCGGCCACGGGGGCCGCGTAGACGGCCGCGCCGGTCTCCAGGGCGGCCTCGAGCTGCAGGTAGAGCTCGGAGCCCGCGCCGGCGCCCGCGGCCGCCTCGGCGGTCGAGTAGACGGGTCCGACGTAGCTGTCGGCGGTCCAGCTTCCGGCGCTCGTCTTGTTGCCGGTGCACACCACGTAGCGCGGCTCGTCGCCGACGCTGCCGACGCCCTGGCCGTAGAGGTTTTCCTGGTAGACGCCGGGGACCTTGTCGTCGGCGGAGAGGGAGGCGAGGACGATCGTCATGGTCGGGGGCTCCGTTGGTCGTCAGAGGGCTGGGCCGGCACTCAGCCGGCGGAGTCGAGGGGGGCGGGCGCGTCGAGCCACTCGGCGTCCGAGGCGCCCGTGGCGCGCTGGGTCTCGAAGCGCACGACCTCGGGGTCGGCGAACGGCACGCCGCAGAGGCGGGCGCTCTCCTCGTCGGCCGCAAGCAGGTCGCCGTCGCGCACGGCGCGGCGGTAGTAGTCGGTCAGCGGGAGCTCGAGCGGCTCGCGCCGGAAGCCCCACACGCGATCGTGGCGCGCGGCCTGCAGCGTGAGCTCGTGGCCGTCCTTGTCGCGCCCCGCGGGCGCCGGGCGGACCTCCTCGGCGCTCAGGATCCGAGAGCCGACCTCGCCGCGCCATCCGCGCGCGTCGCGCGGGTAGCGGGGATCCATCGGGTCGAGCTGCACGACGTGGCAGGGGCGGCCCTGCGGATCGGTGCTGCGGAACGGATTGGTGCAGACGCGCAGGACGCGCGGAGTGGTCGCCATGTTGTGCCCCGTGTCAGGGAGCAGCCGTCAGGGCTGCTCGGTGGTCTGGTCGAAGCCGCCCGGGCCGTCGATCGTCGTCGCCAGCGCCGTGGGCCAGGTGGTCGCGCTCACGTTCGCCGCGAAGTCCTCGCGCACGCGGAGCTCGGCCATAATTCCCTCGTAGACAGCGTCGCCGACCCGCACCTCGGCGAACCGGAACACGCCGAGGCGCGCCCAGCGGAGCCCGCCGCGCGTCAGCACGCTCGAGCCGTAGGCGGCCGCGCTCGGGTCCGTGTCGCCGACGACCACCCACGACGGGTGCCGCCCGTTGAGGGGGCCGAACGCGCGATGCAGCGCCTTGCCGACGCCGGAGAGGATCCCGAGGCGGCGCGCGTGGCGGAACTGCTCCCCGGGCGGGAACACCCAGAGGATCGAGATCGTCGAGTCGGCGCCGAACGCCTGGTCGTCCCACTGCTGTGGGTCGAGCCCGGTTCGGAACACGAACAGGGCCGGGAGGTTGTTCTCCCCGAGGTCGGCCTCGTTCGGGTCGTGCGTTAGCGCGGCGCGCACGATGGTCTCGCCCGCCGCCACGGCCGCCCATGCCGTCGCACAGTCGGCGGTCAGGACGGCGCTGCAGAACGCCGCGATGGCGTCCAGCGCGGGGTCCGAGACCGTCCCCGTCCCGGGCGTCTGCACCGGGAGCTGGGTTGCGCCGTAGAGGTCCGCCATGTCACCGCCAGAGCGCCGCGATCCCGATGAAGTGCCGCTCGAGCTCGACCGCCATCATCTCGCCGGCGACCTCGCCGCCCGGCCTCATGAAGGGGATCGGGTCGTTGCCGGGGTGGTCGACCTCTTTGGCGAACACGACCCGGCCGTTCACGACGAAGCGCAGGTAGGCGCGCTCGTGGCCACCGTCCTTGCGCCGGCTCCCGTGCTCCTGCAGGGGGCCGATGAACCCGCGCACCTTCCGGGGGCGGATCCAGTGCGGGCGCGTGCCGTACTCGATGAAGGGCGCGTAGGGCGTCGCCGAAACGATGTCCCACTCGAACGCCGCGGGCCCGAGGATGGCTGGCTCGGCGTGGATCTCGGAGCGGAGGCGCCCCGTGCGGTCCTTGAACCGCCCCTTCTTGGCGTGCGCCACGCCGGCCTTCGCGCCCACGTCAGCCGCGCGCGCCGTGGCGACGACGAGGCGCCGCTGCGTCTGGTCCCGCAGGGCGTAGAAGCCGCCGAGGTCCAGCGTCGCGTGGAGGTTGGCGGACATGGCTCGGGCGTCTCAGAAGTCGCCGAAGCCGTCCCTCGCGAAGGTGTAGACGGGCTCGGACGTGGGGTCCGGGTAGACCTCGCCGCCGACGTTCGCCGGCGGGTTGGGCGCCGCGTCGGTGTCCACCCGCGTGTAGGCCTCGCGGATGTTCTTCAGGTCGCGCTCCGCCGCCTTGAGCATCTCGGCCCAGTCGGCGTTGCGCATCACCTCGGGGTGGCGCCGCGCGACGAACGCCTCGAACACGTCCAGGGTCACCCGGACGATCTCGTGGGCGCTGTCGTCGGCCGCCGCTGCCACGATGGCGGTCACCGACCCCATCACGGGCAGCAGGTACCCGACCACCTTGCTCGATGCGTCGCGCCGGAGCTGAGTGACGATGTCCGTGTCGGCGCTTCCGTCGCGGTTGTCGTCCGTCAGCCGGGCCAGGCGCGTCGCCCCGAGCCGGTTGGAGACCTGCTGCTGCGTGATGAGCTCGACAGCCATTGCCCCGCCTCAGCCGCTACCCTCAGCCGATCGGCGTCGTGATGAGGTAGCCGCAGTCCGCGCAGAGCACGACGGGCTTCTCGGCCCGGCTCGCCTGCGTGTAGTAGGCGCCGCGGCCGCCGTCGCCCTGGCGGTACCACTGCTCGGTCCGCACCGCCTGCTCGAGCGTGATGCCGAAGGACGCCGAGCGCCGCGCCGGGCGCTGGGCCACGCGCACGATGCCGAAGATGTTCGGCCAGATGCGCGAGTAGCTCGCGGTCTGGTTCTCGTTCGCGGTGTTCTTCCGGCCCATGCCGACGATCAGCTCGTCGACCTCGAAGTAGGCCGCCAGCACCTCGCGCGTCACCATCGCGGGCGAGGTGGTCCCGGTGTACTTCACCCGGTCCAGGATCACGGGGTTCGCCTTCAGGGCGTTGTAGACGCTCAGCGAGCAGTAGGCGACCCAGCGCCCCGGCCCCGTGCCGCTCCACAGCGACTCCTTGGCCGTCGCTACGACCTTGCCCGGGTTGCCGCCGTTGGCGGTGTCCCAGCGGTTCGCGGCCGCGATGGCGGTCGTGTTGCTGCCGAACGCGGTGGAGGTGCCGAGGACTGCGGCGAGCGCGACCTCGCGGTTGAACTCGAGCCCGTCCATCACGTTGAGCATCGGGTCGATGAGCTCGGCCACGAGGCTGTCCGCCTCGTCGAGGGTCCAGGCGTCGATGTGCTCCTTGAGGGCGTGGCGCTTGAGCGCGACGTCCTCGTTGGTGACCTTCTCGCTCACCTCGTTGACGGAGCCCTCGGTCCCGATCTCGCTGTCGGGGTACGAGAAGCCGGTCGCCTTGTCGCGCTTCCAGATCTCGGCCGTCAGCTTGCTGCTCGGCACCACCGGCATGAGCCGCGTCCCGATGTAGTCGTCGTTCGCGTAGGCGATCGACAGCTCCTGCAGGACCGGCGTCGAGGAGACGGCGCCAGGGGTCAGGTTGAGGCGCCGAAGCTGCTCGTTCGCCTTGCGGGCGAGGTCGGGCTCCGCCGCGAGGCGGGTGTGCAGCTCGACCAGCGCCTTCTCGAACCTGCGCCCGCGGTCCGTGCGCTGCCCGAGCTTGTCGGAGATCTCGTTCAGGAATGCCATTGGGGATTACCTCTCAGCTCAGGAGGCGGTGACGGTGGGGGGAGTCGCGCACAGGTTCACGCCGACCAGGTCGCCATCGACGCCGGTCTCGAGCGCCTGCCCGACGGTGTTGGTGATGACGGTGCCGCCGCCGACGGTGACGTCCACGACGCCGCCCGAGGCCGGAGCGACGAACGCGCCCTTGGTGCAGCCGGCCGCAGCCACGCGCACCGGAGCGACGCACGGGGAGCCGCGGAGGATGACCACGACCGCGTCGCCGGCGCCGGCCGGCCACACGCCGTCCTCGCTCTCGTAGGCGATGCCGATGTAGAGGTCGTCGTCCGAGTCGGCCTCGACGATCTCGTCGGTCGAGAGCATGACGGGCATGCCCTGGCGGACGGTGTTGTTCGCAGCGACCACATATCGCTGCTTGATGGCGTTCTCGAGGTTCAGTCTCTTCGCGATGGTGGCCATGGATCAGTCGTCCTTTCCGGCGTCGCGCACGATGGTGGCGAGCGGGTCCGTTCCGTCCGTCTCGACGACGGAGTTGGTGGGCGCGTCGCCACCCAGGCCGGCGTCGCGGGTGAGGGTGATGTCGGGGCGCGCGGCCATGAGCTCGGTGAAGAGCTCCGGCGACTGGGCGCGCAGGCGGGTCATCGGCTCGACCTCGGCCGGGTAGAGCTTCAGGCCGCGCAGGGCCTCGACCTCGCGCTTGTTGAGCTCAGCGGCTAGCTCCGCGGCCTTCGCCTTCTCGGCGGTCTTCTCGGCCTCCAGCGCCGCGAGCTTCTCGCTCAGCGCCTTCGCCTCGGCGACCGCCTTCTCGGCGACGTCCTTCGCGGCGGCCACGTCGGCGGCCGCCTTCTCCTGGTGGGCCTTCGCTGCGTCGAGCTCGGCCTGGAGCTGGGTGGTGTCCATGGTGTTCTCCTGGCCGCTCTGGGCGGCGGTGGTGTTGCGGGCCGCGAGCCGCTCGAGGAGGGCGCGACGCTCGCCGCGGCTCCCCGGCATCAGCGCCACGGCCTCAGGGTTGGCCGGCAGCGGCACGACGGAGATCTCGAACAGCTCGTTGCGCGAGAGGACGAAGACCTCGCGGTCCCCGCGGCGCTCCTTGCGGGCGTCGTGCGGCATGAACCCGACCGAGACGGCCCGCAGGAAGCCGGACTTGACCAGCTTCCACGCGATATCGGCCTCCTCGAACGTGCCCTCGGGCACGAACTCGATCTTGGCCTCGAGCCGCTTGGTGCCGTCCTTCTTGTTGCCGACGACCTTGACCGACTGGGCTCGGCCGATCGGGAACGTCTCGCGCTGGCGGAGCGCCGAGCCGCCCAGCATCCCGCCGCCGGTGGGCTGGTTGTGGGCGTAGAGGACGACGGGGTTCCGCTTGTAGCGGTCGAGGATCCAGTCCTGCTCGACGACCTCGTCGTAGGAGTCGATCGCCTCGGTGCTGGCCACGAACTCGGCGGTCCGCGCGTCCTCGTCGATCGAGCCGGCGCGCAGCTCGATCGGGCACCACGCCAGGTTGGTGAGTTCGGTGTCGCTCATCGGGTCCTCAGGCGCGGGGCGCCGCTGCGGTCCTGGTAGCCGGGCGCATGCAGCGGGCGCGGCGCGGGCGTCGCCTCACGCGGCTTCGCTGGGCTGGTCGTCGTCTGCGCCGTCGCCCTCGGCGTCGTCTTCGCCTTCGACGGTGACGGGGATGTTGAGCTCATCGAGCGTCTCCTCACCTGCCAGCGCCTCGGGTATGCCGGCCTGGTCGCGGACCCACGCCGCCGGGATCTTGCGGAGGCCGGCCGCGCGCAGCGCCGTCAGGGCGTCGCCGAAGCTCTTGAGGTCGACCTGGTCCTCGGTGATGAGAACGAGGCGCGGCGGGCGCACGCTGGCGCCGTAGTTGTAGGCGGCGAACGGGGCCGCGATGTAGCGGTTGAGCGCGGCCGTCACGACGCGCGCGTTGGTGTCGCGCACGCCGACGCGGCCCGTCTGCTGGACCTCGCCGAGCGAGCGAGCCCCGCGGCTGCCGCTCTCGATCGTGAGCGTGCCGTGCAGGACGGCCTTGCTCATCTCGGCGGCGAGGTAGTCCTCAAGCTCCTTGTGGGTCCCGCCGGTCGCGCCGGCCTGCCCCTTGGGCCACTCGACCGCGATCGAGACCGAGTCCGGTATGGTCGCGGACCCGGTCGAGCTGAAGCGCTCGATCGTGCGAGCGAGGTGCAGGATGTCCGCCTTGTCGGCGCCCTTCTTGTAGGTGCCGATCCGGCTGGGCTTCCACCCGATCTCGCCGAGCGTCAGCCAGTCGCGCAGGGTCCAGTTGCGGCCCAGCGCCGCCCACACTAGGCAGCGACCGAGACCCTCGCGGGGCGCGACGTCGCCGTTGACGCGGCGGCGGACGGCGACGAACTTGCCGGCGGGGTGCTCCTCGAGGAGGTCGGCCCCGTTCGGCCCGTCCACGCTGCCGCGGCTGTACCGGTCGAAGCGGAGCGCGCCATCGGCCTGCGCGAAGCCGAAGCGCCGGCAGCTCACCGGGCGGAGCTCCACGGGCTCGAGCAGCCCAGCGTCGCCGAGCCGCCACATGACCTCGACGAACGCGAAGCCGAAGACGGTGGACTCACCGACCAGGTGGGAGATGCCCGACTCGACGTCGGCCGCCTCCCAGGCAGCCGCGAACGCCTCGGCCGCGGCCTCCTCGGCGGGTGTCGCGTCCTTCGGCGGGGCGATCGCCCACTCCAGCGACGTCACGTCCGACTCAGCGGCGCCCAGCACGGACTGCAGGTGGCAGTCCTTCTGCCGGCACTCGTGGACGAGATCCACGAACGCTGCCGGCATGCCGGAGTCGGCGGCCCGGAGGATCTCCGAGACGGCGACGGGAGTCAGGCTGCCGCCGATGCGGCGGAACTGCGAACTGAGCGGCAGGTCCGGCAGCGCGGACTCGAGCAGACCGACGGGCGTCGAGCTCGCCGGGGCGCGGTTCGCGCCGGTGATCCAGGACCAGATGCCCATGGGTCACCAGTAGAGGGTCACCGGATCGATCGTCGTCAGCGCGCCGTAGAGGCGCTCGACCAGCACCATCGCCGTCTCGCCGGCGCCCATGGGGAGCGTGTCGGCCGCGCCGACCTGGTACCCGATCCTGGCGTTGCCGGCCGCTCCCGCACGGATGGCGCGGTAGGGGATGGCGTCACCGGCCTCGTCGAGGCGGGCCGCGATGCCAGAGACGCCGAACGTGAACGCGCCGCCGCCGCCCAGCTGCGCCGGGACGGTGATCGACGTGATCTGGTCGAACGCCTGGTTGCCGACGATCGTCTCGTTGCCAGCCGCGTCCGTGAGCATCAGCGTCTCGCTGACGTCCACGCCGCCGCGCTTCCCGGCGAACACGATGCCGTCCGTGGTGTTGTAGGTCGCACCGCTCGCGCTGGTCGTCACCGACACGTAGCGGGGCGGGTCGAACACGGCGGGGCCGGGGTTCGCCAGCGCGCCGTTCAGCGCGGCCGCCGAGTAGGCGATGGGCGCGATCGGCGTCGCGACGCTGGTCTTGAGCGCGTCGGCGTCCGCCAGCTGGGCGAGCGTGCGCGTGATCGAGCGTGCGCTCGAGTAGAGTTCGGTCCCCTGCATGGTGGATCTCGCTCACGCCGCTGGGGCGTCGCTGGAGTGGCCAGGCTGCGCCCCAAGGGACGCTTCACCGTGCACCGCCGGAGGACGTGGCGCGCCGGACGGGGGCCTGACGGAGCTCCCGGGAGCTAGGGCTCGCTGAACTCGAGCCGGGTGCCGTCGCCCTCGATCAGGGCGTGGCAGTCGAACGATGCGAGAGCGAGGTTCGCGGCGCCGACGCCGTCAGGGTTCGCGCTCTCGTAGGTGTCGTCCGCGTCGCCTCCGGCGCCGCCAGGGCGCTCCCACACGACATGCAGGTGCGACGACCAGGAGGCCCAGGACGGCGGCGTGACGTCGCCGATCCCGATGACGATCTCGTCGTACTGGTCGGCGGCGAGGATCGACTTGGTCGCGCGGAACGGCGTCCAGCCGGACCAGGCTGGTAGCTTGTGTCCGCTCCCGATGTGGGTCCACGCCAGGCGCCCCGAGAGCACCACGACGCCCGCGTCGGGGCCGCACGGGATGACGTGCGCGTGAGGGCGCAGCACCGAGCCGACCACCCAGTGGTGCGGCATCTGGTAGCGCAGCGAGAAGCGGTCGATCTGGTCGTGGCGGAAGAAGTCGTAGGGGGCAGGCGTGTCGCGGATCGTCTGCTGCGTGAGCGCGGCGAGGCCGGCGCCCATCGAGACGGACGCCGGCGGCAGGTCGATCCACCTCCGGGCGCCGGAGTTGCTCATCAGGCCTCGCGGACGCAGGTGATGATCACCTCGCCAGCGACGGCGCGGTCGCTGCGCCGGAGGTAGACGGATCCGGCCGCGGCCACCGTGGCGCTCGCGGTGGCGTCGTCGCGCTTGGTGCCGGTCGTGGCCGAGGAGAGGTCGCTAGACAGCGCCGACCCTCCGCCGCCCGTTGCCGTGCGCAGCGTGAGCGTCGAGAGCGCGACGGCCGCCGACACCTTTGCCACGACGTCGAGGATCCTGAACTTGAACGGGGCCGCGGCCGCGTAGAGGGTGACGTCGTCGGCCTGGCCAGTGACGAGCGCCGCGAAGGTCTTGCGGATCGTGAACTCGGCACCGATCTGGACGGCGCTCGCCGCGTTCCCCGTCGCCTCGGCCAACTGCGCGGCTCCGACCTGGGCGCCCGGGAGAACGGCCAGCCACCGGCCGGTCCCCGCATCGGGCACGAGGACGCCGTCGGCGGCGCTCGCGCTGGAGGCAGCGACGAACATCCACGTCCGGTTGTCGGCCAGCGTTGCCGCCAGCATGCCGTCGATGCGCCTGTCGGCCGCCAGCGCCTTCAGGGCCGCGGTCGTGGCGAACGTGCCAGCCACGCGGGCGGAGACGGCACGGCCGGCGTCGTCACCGACCTCGAGGAGCCCGGTGGAGGTGTTGAGGTTCGTGCTCATGGTGTCGCGTCTCCGTCGTCAGAAACCGCGCCCGCCCATCCCCTCCCAGCGAGAGGCGTAGTCGAGCGACGGGAGAATCTCTTGCTGGTCGGCCTGCGATAGGCCCGCGCCGCGCTCCTCAAGGTCGTACAGCGCCAGCACCAGCGCCGAGACGAGGTCACCGTGGCCGCTCTGCGTCCGTGGCGCCCGGATGGCGACGCCGCCGCCGGGGAGGGGCGAGACGGTGATCGACTTGAGCTGCGCCACCAGCTTGGCGGCCCAGGGCGCCGCGCGAGGGATGCGCACCCGGCCGGAGTGGATGGCCTGGCGCGCCTTCGAGTAGGTGAGGGCCTTGCCGTCGGAGCCGCCGGGCGCTTCCTCGATCGCCACCCCGTGGCGATCCATGTGCTCCTGGGCGGCGTCGATCTCGTGCTGGTCAGCCAGCATCGTCCGGCGCTTGTGCCGGGAGAGCGTCTCGGCGAACTCCTGGCACACCCACGACAGCCGGAGCGGCTGCGCCTTGGTGGGCCGGAGCTCGCGGACCTCGACGACGTCGAGGTGGTCGCCGACCTGGTGAACGATCGCCAGCGCGCTCGAGTCGCTGCGCAGGGCGAGGTCGCCGCCGGCGCCGACGCGGGTGCGCACCCCGTGGGGGGCGACGGGCCGCTCCTGGGCGTCGTCGCTCAGGCAGGCGTCGATGGCCGAGGGCGCGAAGAACAGGCCGGTGCCCGCGGCGAGCGGGATGGCGTCGAACTCGCGGGCGGCGTTCTCAGGGTCGCGCGTCCGTTCGATCTCGACCCGGGCGAGGATCTCGTCGCCGTCGGGGCGCCCCTCGGCGAGCAGGCTCGTCGGGGCGTGGGCCGCGATGGCGGTCGTCGGCTTGCCGTGGTTGTCCGAGAACAGCTCGAAGAGCAGCCCGGCCTCGGCCCACGGCGTCGAGTCGATCACCGTCATCCCGCCCGAGATGACGCGCGGGGCGACCGCGTCGAACAACTCGGCGTCGTTGACGGCGTAGTCCTGGTCCCTGAAAAACGCGGCCTCGTCGAGCACCGCGCAGATGAGGGAGCGGCCGCGCAGGGCCGAGCCGCCGCGGGTCGCAGCGAGCACCTCGAGCGAGACGAGGCGCCCGTCGCTCCGGCGGAGCGTCAGCGCGTCCTCGTTGGCGACCTCGACCAGCGGCGCGATGTCGGGGTGCGCGTCGACCGCGCCCTTCACGTACCGGAGGATCTGGCGCGCGAGCTTCTTGTCGGGGGCGACGCAGGCGGCCACGGCGAGCTCGCCGGGGGCCAGCTGGGAGATGTCTGCCGTGAGCATGCGCCACAGGCAGTACATCGCCGCGAAAATGTAGGTTTTGCCACCGCGGGCGCCGCACATGGCGACGAGGACGCGGCGGGCGAGTTCCGGGACCCGGTCCACCGGACCGAAGAGCCGCCGGGCCATGTCGCGGTGCTCGTCGTCGAGCTCCACGGGGTCCCGCCGGTCGAAGGCGACCAGGGCGATGGTCCGCTGCGCGACCGTGAGCACGAGGCCCATCGGCCCCTCCGCCCACTCGACGAACGACTCGCGGTAGGGCAGCCAGTCACGCGACGCGGAGGCCGCGGCGCGGCTGGACTTCGCGCGGTCCTTCTGGAGCTTCTGCAGCCCCTGGACCTTCCGGATCATGGTCAGCGCGTCGGCCATGGGGCGGCGGGGCGGCGGGAGCGGGGGCCGGCGGCTCGCGGGACACCCCGAGGCCGGCTCGGGTCGTCATCAGGTCGCCGACGGTCCGCACCGCGTCCGCGATCGACCGGATGTGCTCGGGGCTGTCGGTCTTGCCGACCAGCGAGTCGAGCTTCAGGACGGCCCGCACCAGGAAGCCTCGGAAGGTCTCATCGACGTCCCGCGCCTGGTCCTCGGTGATCTCGCGCTTCCGGGCGGACAGCTCGGGATCGCTCTCGAGCCGGCTGCGCCAGCGGCGGAGCGTCCGGACCGTGACCCTGGCGCCTTTTGCCGCGACTTCGTCACCGGACAGCTCAGCGATCCCGAGGACACGGATGGCCAGCTCTCGGTCGAACTCTGGGCGAGCCATCGAAGGTCTCTCGTAGCCGGCGGGGGGCGTCCCCCGCCTCAGCGCCGGTCGGGGTCGTTCCGGGAGTTGCGCCCTTCCGGCGCTGCCTCCCCCTCTGGTCCCCCTCCGTCAGGCGCCCGCGTTGCCCCGTCGTAGCCCGCGCCCATCCTGGTGCAGAGTGGTGCAGACGGGTGCAGATTCGAGGTCGCGCACGCGCCTTTCGAGGGCGTCGAGACGCTGGTGCGACCGCTTCGCCGCACCGCTCAAAACCTCGTTGATCTGGGCCTGTTCAGCGAATCGCGGCTCCGTGTAGGTCATCACCCGCTCGTCAATCTGCTCGTCGAGCTGTGCAACAATCCGCCGGACCTCGTCCACCTGGCTGGGGGCCAACCGGAATTCCGGGCAGGCTGCACGGATTCCCGACAGCGTCACACACGGGGACTTCGGGTTGGCCACCTTGGCGATCACCCTCATGCCGGTCTCGCGCTCCCGGGTCTCGATGCGGCGCCGGAGCTGCTGGGCCGCCAGGTCCTGGGCGCGGCGGGGCGCGTCCTGGGGCACGAGGCGCAGCCGGCGGGCCGCCTCGCGCATGGTGATCCGCTGGGCGTCGGCGACCGTCATGACCCCTCCAGGAGCTCATCGACGAGCGCCTCGACGTCAGCGGAGACGACCGCGAACCATGCCGCGGTGGCCGCCGCCAACAGCCGCTCCGCCTGGGCGTTGGCCGCCTCGAACTGCGCGCGGCGCCTGGCGGTGGGGCGGGCGTCCTGCTCGGCCAGCAGGGCCTCGATGGCCTGCCACGGCCCGACGCCGGGGGCGCTCGAGCGGAGCAGGGTCCGCCCGGCGGGCGTCAGCGGCCAGACGGCGCGCGGCGACTCGCGGACCGGGGTCGGGAGGTAGAACGCCCGGAGGACGTCGGCGTGCCGCTCCCCGATGGCCAGGAGCCGGCGGGAGACGGCACCGAGGAGGGCGAGCGTCTCGTGGTCGGCGACCTCGTCGCGGGTCGTGCTGGGCTCCTGGGAGCTCCCGGTGGGCTGGGCGGTGAGGAGCTGGCGGACGGCACCTTCGGCCCACAGCGGCTCGCCGGGGCGCGGCTCAGGCGCCCGGGGCTGGTGGTTCCGGCGCGAGTCCACCACCCAGCCGCGCCCGTCGCAGTCGGGGCAGGTCTTGCCGTAGAGACCGGGGTCCAGGTCCTCCGGGTCGATGTCGTCGGGGTCCTGCCCGAAGAACTCCGCCACCAGCCGCTCGTGGGCGAGGGCCCGCTCTCGAGCCTCACCGCGCGACGCCCAGACGGTGCCGCGCCCGGCCTGCCGCTTCGCGACGTGGCCGCCGCAGCTGGTGCACGGGCTCGCCCGCAGCGCGAGGAGTCGCGCCTGGTCGAGCATCGCGCCCATGGTCGACCGCTCCCCTACGGAGCCAACGAGCATGTACCGCCGAAGCTCCGCCTCGTGCGCGCGGGAGATCCTCGGCTCTTCCTCTTGCAACTGCGTTGCGTCTTGG